CTCAGCTGCTCCCTGGATCACCTAACAGTGGTCCTGAGGGATAGGGGATACTTCGTATCTCCTGCTGCGGGTTCTAAGCCGCGGCCACCCCCTAAAAGGGTGACCCCATCCCGAGCTTGATGTTGACGTGCTCGGGGCGTCCAGAACGCTCCAAGTGCTCATCATCGACGCTCGCAACGTCGAATGAGGAAGGTTGCTCCTCAAACAGGGCATTTAGCCCATGTTGAGGTACTTCCATCCTCAAGAGACACTTGAGTAGGGCACCATCCCCTTCGAGAAGATCTCGAGGAGGTTTGGCATACACGTAATAGCCCTTGACAATGGGGCTGTGCATGTATGGATCCAGTGACTGGAACTGATAACCCAGCACTGACTCCCTGCCCAACACTGAGGAGGTTGGAGCTACATTTGGAAAGAACTTCAAAAGCCTTTCCAAGTAGTTATCCATCCAATCTGCAGATTTCCACATCCCAGACCAGTAAAACTGGTTTCGGAGGGAAACAGCAGAAATAACCTCAGTTGCGTCCTGCCGTCGTGTCGGGAGAATACTCCGAACCTTGACGATACTAACGTCATGGCCGTCGTAAAACTCCCGTCCGCAAGACTCTCTGAACCTTCCGGTCCAGAAAGACTTGCCAATGTTCACTTTGTACCCAAAAGTACCTAGTGCATTGACGACGGACAGCACATAGTCTGCGGGGACGATCAAATCGTCACCGAAGACGCGCACCTGCTTGCGAAAGCGATTGACATCCGCCTCGCAAGAAAGAGGAGCACTAAGCTCACTTTCTATCCCAAGATAGATGATGGTCAAGAAGACCATCGCTTCTATCGGGAAGCAGAGAGCTGAACCCATAGACGCGAACTTGGCTAGGCGTTGAACGCCATGACCAGGTACGTCAGCCTTACGGGACCTAGACGCCTGAACAGCCTCAAGCAAAAGAGGATGGTCGGCGAATAGGACTCGAACATGCTGATTCGAGACACGATCGGAAGCTTCGCTCAGATCGAGCGTAGCTAGTTCTCCGCTGAGAGAACCATAGCAGGCCAATTCCCGATTAGGGTCTTGGTCTTCAATTCCGATCACGGAATAGAGGAAGTCATCCCTCTTTAGACCGTCAAGGATCAAGCGAAAGAGTGCTTGCTGCATATACTGCATGCAAGCGGGCTCAATCGCAATGATCCTAGGAGTCTTGAGCGTCTTAGGAACTGTGATTACCCTAACGGGTATCTCAGAACCAGGTTCGAGGAAGTTAAACCCCGTCGACCTCACACTATAACAGTGTGCAGTCGCTGATTCGCTATAACACGAATCAGAAACAACTGAGCCATTGTAATGGCCGTTGGGAACGAGGTAGTCTTCAGCCGGGAAAACCGACTGAAGTCTGGTGGTCCAGGTTCGCGAATCATACTTAGCATTACTGCTAAGCCGATCCGCGACAGCGCCTGGGCCGTGCTTAGGGAGAAGTTTCGAAATGGACAGAGTTTCCTCCATCCAGTCGAACATATCTCCATAAAGCACCAGCGAGACACGCTTGAAATCCTCAATAAATTGAGGATCAAGAATAGAATCGCTGAACTTAACTTCCTGCTCACACTGAACATATTCAGACATCGCTAGTCTCTCGCGACGAGGTGTTACCACCTCGTTGGGCATACCTTGAACGGATGCCCTCGGGAGAGCTATCTTGCTAAACATCAGCGTTAGCTGACGAATAGCATAGATTGCTTCGATGTCTGGAGAGTCCAGTAGTGCACCGCTAGCAGGGTCGAACACACGCGCAAGGAAACCTTGTAGAAATACAGGGAGACCAGTAAGACGACCACGCTTTCTTGCGAAAGCGGGGGCGTCCCAAGGCGTGACATGACCTTGGTCCAGCCATTTTTGGATGGCCTTTCCAAAGTCTGCCAAGGTTATCGCTAGAAACGATAACCCCTCGTGTTCAACCCGACTCTCGACATATTTTATGTCGAGAGTGGCGCTAGTGCAACATCGCGTTGCCAATTCCTTGGCAGCGCAGGACCAGAGTGACGTCAGGCTTTTCATGATCCCTCCTTATCAGAGGTGGTCAGTCCCTAGCTCACGTCACAGATGCTCAGACCCTTCGGCGATAAACGAGACAGTCAGGGGTAATGCCGTAATAAATTACGACATATCCCCAGCTGGATCGTTTCCGCCGAGGAACTGAACTCACTAGATCATCAACAAACATTCAAGTTGAAGATGATCTGACCTGCCGGATATAGAGCCTGAGCTACCACGATGACGATTACGAGGAATTTCCTCGTGAACGTCGTACGCGGATAGTAATCAGGGCGGCGCCTTCCAGGAGACCGAAGTCTTCTAGAAGGTGCACGTACGTGAGGGTTGGATCCGAGGCTTCTTTCGAAGTCACGTCCTCCAAACTCACCACTATCTGGCGACACGGTGAAAGCAGCTCAAAGATGTGCAGGCCATTAGGCCCCGGAGTCGACTTTATAGTCGAAATCGGGTTCCTATGACTCGCCACCGAGGAGCTTCACGATCATCGCGTCCGAAGTTGCCGTGTACAGGGTCTTGAAACCTGTGTACACAGCGAGCGCCTCTGCTGGCGTATAGCCAGCGGGCGGAATGTCAAAGACGATGTAGTTACTCATCGAGACTTTGACGTTCTCAGCGGGCTTGAAAGGGTCCGCTGCCAGCTTCGAGGTATCGATCCGCAGGACTCGCCTTTGCCGCTTCGCCACATCGTGGCTGGCGGTAAGGACAATGAGTCCGTCACCACTGCGGTAGACCGTACCGTCTCCTCCGCCAGGCGCATCGCCTGTTCGGGGAAGCGGCGTGGTCACGCCCCCAATGGTGATTGAGAGCGGGTCGGTGAACGACATGAGCATCACTCCTAGGAGCCCGGACTGGGTCTCCCGTTTGGCGTTGTAACGCAGAGTAATACATCTGCTACCGCGATCGGCTTAAGCCGAGAGCGGCAACAATGGCCTTCTGCCGAGAGGACAAGTCCTCCCAGTTAATGCCAAAACCATACGGTGAGGCTTGACGACGCACTTTTGTTTCCGCAACAAGTGTGAAGTCGCCAGGTCGCGCACCCCCATCGGCAATGCCGGTGGGGCCAGCGAATGTAAAAGTATATTGATGAAACGTATGTTCCATCATATACCCATACACCAACACCTGGTTATCGATGGCCCAGTCGGTCCAGTTCGAAAGAACATCGCCGACATTGGTGAACCAATCGACAGCCCAGCTCCACGGGGCGAGGTTCCAGAGTGAATCTGGAGTCAGTGAAAGTCCAAGCAATTTTCTTGCTTGGATTACGTTAAGCGCAATACCGTTCCTAACCGAATCACTCGGCGGAACATAATAGGTAAATGCGCCACGAAACCACTGACGCTTGCTCCAAGTTTCGGTAGCAAGCACCTTACCCTGATTCGAGTCCGGAGACGAAAATATGCCGTGAGAAGGATTCCACCAAGGTGAAACCCCATCACGCCATATCGCCGTGTTATTCCCGGTCTCGGGCTTGAAATCATGCTTCCGTCGAACCATTCGTCCGGAATCCCGCGCGTATTGCGACAAAATGTCGTGTGCGTGGATGATCGCGTGACAAGTGTCACGCAGATCATTAACGAATGGCTTCCAACCAAACTCAACATTGAGATACTCATCTCCGATCGCCTTCCGGCGATCGCGAGCTGAGAGATTTCTCCATGATTTGAGTACTCCTCCAACGACGTGAGGAATCCCGTCGTGGAAGAGTTCGCCAATGGCGGTGGTTAGGTCGACGGTGGGATTGGATGGACTACACTGAGCTATTGCAGTTGCCCCTTTGAGATCTAGTTCTTTCGAACTAGACCCCATATAAGCGGGGAACGGCAACAGATTCGGTGCACAGGGCAAGACAGGGCCAGAATAATCGACCTTGTCAACAAATCTTCCTTCCGGAAAGAAGGAAGAAGGCTCATACGATCTCCTCGCAGAAAAGTCTCTGTGTGTCCCACTAGGGGTCACACAGTACTTTCTCTGAGAAGAGAACGGTCCACCATAATCCCCCTTGAAGTGCCCACGTTTGTGGGTCCTCCAAGCAGGATGATTCTCTGACGCAGTAGTCTGCGTCCCTGTCAGGAAGGCAACTACATCCGGATTAGTGGATGTAGTCAATTCGCGATAGTCATTACGACTATCACCTCGATCGATATAATGTCGATCGAGTTGACCCTCGTAAGACCCTGGGAACGGTATTTCACGCGTTCTCACAGTCAACGATGGTTACCTCCTTTCAGGAAGCCAAGCAATATGGTCCGCGGAGAGTAAACTCTCTCCGATCCAACCCGAAAGGGTTGGGATGTATGCACTGCGCCCAGGGCCCCGCAAGGGGCC